TGGAGGTTTATGTTTCATATTCCAACCAGGTCCACCATATTTTCCTGCTTCTTTGTATGCCTTTTTGGAAAAAGCGGCAAATTCCTCGTCATTTAGTATCTTAAAACCTCGTGGTAAATATGACTCTCTAGGCCCATCCTTACCTCTTCCTGGGCCTAGTTGTACTCCTCCTGGAGAACCACCAGGGAATTTTTGTATTATTCCTCCACCTCCAAGCTGGTTTTTTTTTGCTTTTACTCCGAGTTGTCTTTGTTCTTGTCCTTCTTTTTTAGAAATATTATCCAAATTGGTCATGTCTTGAAACACATAAACTGTACCAAAATTTATTGAATCACTACCTTCTGTTAATTTAGAAGATTTTAGATAAGCTCTCGCTTTCTTCTCAGCCGGAGTTTTTGCGTCTAATGCTCCTGCAACCACTTTTTTAGCGATAGTCATATCGCTCGTTGCTATAGATGTACTCTTAATTTCTGCTAAACTATTCTTGTATAATCCATCCAATCTAGAATATTTATCTAAGGATGATGATGATTTAAATTTTTTTTCACCTGCTAACTTTTGAACAATCTCTTCAAAGGCCAACCCCCTTTTTTTGGGTTTATTTTCTGCCACAGTTCGTTGATATTTTCTATATTCTGGAGATCTTTTATTTCGATATTGACTCACATCGATATCTTCATTTTTTCTATTAAAATCGAATTTATCGTCCGCACTAAATTTTGTCTTTCCTTTTTTAAAATCTTTGCCTTCACCTTTGTCAAAAGTATAAGTTTGTTGTTCAGGAATAGTATTGCTTTGAACTAAATTATCTTTTATATCTATAATTCCGCCACTAGCATACTTGTTCATCCTTACCAAATTGCCCCTACCATATTTTTGAGCGGCTTTTTTGTTAATAACAACCTCTCCAGGCTCTAGCATAGCTGGTACTATATCTCCACTACCAGTTCCGGGAACCACACCGCCAGTAGAAAATCTGCGGGTATTTCTATTAGAACCAAAACCGCCTAAAAAACCACGACTAAATTGACTTAAAGCAGAAACACCTCTTATGGTTGCTATAGTAGCTATTGCTGGTAAAACATTTTTAGCAGCATCGGCCAGTTTTATTAATCCGCTAGCTAAATCTAAAGCTAAAGATAAGAAGCTTCTAAATGTTTCACTATTTCCAACCGATCTAATTAATGCCTGAAATTCTTGACGCACTTTAGCGATTTGGTTAGCCAAAGACAGTTGTGCAATAGCGCTATCTTTTGCTAAACTCCCACTTCCTTCTTGAGCCACATTTAAAGCCTGCTGTGCGACAGCGAACTGTTGAATCAAAGGAATAACCTTACCGATTTGTCTGAATCCGCCAAGCTCTTCAACAATCTGAGAAAATCTTATATCTCTTGAGTCTAAAGTTCTAAGGCCTTCACTAAGTCTTTTTATAGCCTCGAATGGTCCAACAAACTTGCCTTCTAAGTCTGTTAACTCAATATTGAATTCTTTAAGATTTTCTATCGTAGAGCCTCTTTGAATTCTTGTAAATATTGTACGTAAACCTGTAGCAATCGTCTCTGCGCTTTCGCGAGTTGTTTGTCTAACGCTTGTAAAAATAGCTAAGAATTCATTTAAGGAATCTGTCCCAGAGCTTACTCCTTTACTGGCATTAGCAAATACGCCACCGGTACGCTGTATAGCAGAAATCAGATCGCTAGATTCTACGGCAAAGTTTTTAGAAACAGCATTAATACTGCTTAAAGCTCCTTCTAATTCGTTGGAGCTAATTTTAAATTGCCTCATTAAAGCAATACTACCCTCAACAGTATTATTTAGATTGTCAAAAGAAGGTGCGAGTGCGCTTTTTGCCAAAGCTTGTAAAGCAGCTTCTGTTTCAGAAATAGTCAAACCGGCTTGAGATAAAGTAACAGCCACTTCTGTTAAATCTTTAGAAGCAACGCCCAAGCTAACAGAAAGATCCGTAATAGATTTAGACAAAATATTGATAGAACCACTAGATGCTCCAGTAACTTGTTTTAATCTAATCAATTCTTTATCAAAGTCAATAAACGCATTAACACCATCTTGTACAGCATTTACGACTCTATATATAACACCAGTAACCAAACCCAAAGCAGCAAATTTTTTAACCGCTAAAGCAGATTGTCGACCAAATTTTTCTATGCCACCAGAAGCATCGTCCAAACTAGAAGCAGCTTGTTTAGATTGTTTTGATAAATTCTGTGTTGCTTTAGAGGTAGCGTTTAAATTTTGTTGAGCAGATCGGGCGCCAACAGCGTTAATAGCTTGAGATAAATTTTGTAAACTTGTAGCGGCGGTATCTGCGTTTGTTTTGGTAGTAGACAGAGTAGTGTTTAAATTTCTGAAAGCTTTATCTACAGCTTGTATATTTTTAGCTATATTTGGACTGATTTTTGGATCTATTTTAACGGAAACACTACCAAGTTGTCTCCTAATATCTGAAACAACCTTTTTTACGTTTGAAGGTCCTCGTAAATTAATTTGGGCCGTTAAATTAAATGCGTTTTGAGCCATTCAATCCTCCACAATATTTATACTAAATATCCCCAACCTACACAAAAAATAAGCTGGGGATATATATAGTATACACTATTTTTAACTTTCGGTACTTGATATTGTATTTTCAACATCTTCTTTGGTCTCTTTTTTAGTATCCAAATTGTCCTGAGTTAAAGGTTTTTCTGAATTTTTGATAATCGGCTTACCCTCATCGTCTAAAAATGGTTTTGTTTCTATAATGTATTCTCCGTCCTTATCGACCTTAAAGCCATTTTTGTCTATAAAATTACCATTTTCATCTATGTATCTGCCAGTTTCATCAATTAATCTACCTTCTTCATCTATAAGCTTACCTTCGTTATTTATTAGGCGCAATTTACTATCAACAAAATTATAGTCTTTTAAAAATTTGTTTTCTGGTAAATTAGCTTCATAATTACTATCCAATCCATACATCATATTGGCCATAGTCTGAGCAGCTTTTAGTGCAACTTCAGATGAAGCCTTTTCTAAGTAATCTTCTAAACTCCTAAAATATGGTTGATTATTTTCCTTATACACCGTGCAAGCAGAAACTAAGTAATTAAATTTAGCATTATCTGCTTGTCCTTCTGCTGTATTATTATCTAAAGACATTTTAACAGAAATAAGCTCTCTGATGTCTGCTCTTATGTTTCTAATTTCTAGCGCAATTTTTTTAGCATCTTTCAAAGAGATGCCACCTTCTGCTAATTTTCTTTCTCTGTAAGAAATTTCAGATTGTAATTTATCTAATTGCAATTGTTTCTCGTCATCCCAAAGACCTTGTTCTTTTAACAATTCGTCAATCTTAGCTCGCACTATAGCTTTAGATTTTATAGCATCGCTAAAAGCTTGATTATAAACTTTGGAAGCTTCTTTTTGATCTTTTGTAGAAGGAGATCTAATTAAAAAAGTTTTTTCTTCGTCATTGATAGAAACAGTAAAAGTTTTAGTTATCATAATCCTACCTCTCTTTGTTGTAAAATTTATAGTTATATTTATATTTTGTTTGTCCTAAATCGTTAATACATTTGCGTAGTTGATTATTTCCGTTGTTTAATACTTTATTTCGAGTATTTTCCCATTTTAATCTAAACAATTCTTCTTGTTGAGTCAAGTCTTTTTCATCTTTATCTTGACCCCACAAATAACCAAAAGCTTCTTCGAACTCATATAAAGATCCAATCATAGTAGTTTGAAATCTTTTAGTTAAAATATTATTTTGATAATTATTCATAATTTATCGCCTATTTTTAAATTGTTGGTTACTTTGAACTTGTAGATCTCTTTGAACATCTGGCAGCTCTGATTCTTTTAGTTCTTTTTTATGTTTTATGATATTATTTCTTTCTTTTATAATATGCATAGACGACGCATTGTTTAGTTTATAAATACTTTGTGCTTCTTCCTTAGAGTCTGCCATTACAAATACTTCTTTAGCATTTCCTAATTTTTTGTCTTTTATAAATTGTTCCGCTCTCTGTTTTTCTTTATTTTTTTCACTCTCTTTTCTTTGTATAATAAGCCAACCATCAAATATGTCGTCATCTTGTATAACACTATCGGGAGGACAGTTCGGATTTTCGTAAGCCGAATCGTACATTTTTGTGAATACTACCAAAGTTCTTTGTTCATCAGTCCAATCCGCTACAGCAGAATTGAATATATTATTTTTGTTAGCTATCCAATAATTTCTCCACTGTTCGTGTCGAGCTATAGTCCTAAAGTCTGATATATTAATTTGATTTTGACCAATAAAATTGGCTAAATTGTTTAACAAATAATAATCTACATTTTTATTGTTAAAAACTTTGGATCCGTCGTCTAGATATAGACTATTAATTAAAAGATATTGATTTTTTAATTCGTTTACATATCCTTTGTGTGTAAAACTATCTAAATAATGTTTATTATAATTTAGTTTATATTCTATAGTTTGATACGTGCGTAAACTTTTTTTTAAACTTTTGATTTTTTTAGGATTTAGAAAATTATTGTATAGTTCTACTTTGGTATTTTCTATTTTTTCTTGTATATTTTTAAACTCTTGATCTTGAGAATGAGACCATAATCCTAAATTTATTAAAATATTTTGTACTTCGTTTTCATTTATCCAATCATTAAATTTATTTTTTTCATACTCTT